TTTGAGAAATTATTCTTGCTAAGAGATCTTGATAATCCCAATATGTTTGAGTAAAATCGTCTGTTACAATTAAAGTCTGCTTGCTACCATTTGGCGGAATGCTAGGTAATGAGATTGAATAACCTGCTGAAACGTCAGCATTAATTGTAATTTTATCATTATTTGTTGAATTAAATATCTGAATACTATTAGATCCATTTTTTAATATTATGCTTCCTGATGTTATAGAAGTTATTCCAGAAATATTACTTGCTAGTCCAATAATAGGGGCTGTTCCGCCCGTTGATGTAATTTGATTTGCTGTGCCAGACACAGAAGTTACAAATCCTGTTGAACTAGTGGCATTTGTAATTCTTCCAAAATTATCAACAGTAATATTGGCGAAATTATATACTCCTGGTGTTACGCCTGTTGGAACAAGGTTTATCGTGCATACTTTAGATACTGTATTTGAAGATATATTTCCAGCTGTTCCATTTATTGTAAGAATGGCACCTGAAGCGGCTGCGTTTAAATCAGTCGCACTGGCCGTTAAATCTGAACCATCTAGTTGAAATACATTTCCTCCGGACCTATTAAAATTAATCCCTCTATTCGATATCGTTATTGTAGAATTTTGTCCTAAACCATCCTGTAGATTTCTAAAAGTAGCATCTAGTCCTTTTCCGCTATTAGTAGTGGTTAATAGGTCTCCGTAAGTATATTCTGGAAGCTGGTTTGTTAGGTTGGTCATCCTGCACCCCAATTAAAATTCTGTAAACTTGCCAATTTTGCGGCTGGACTTAATTGCGCTGTTCCATCTTCAAAAGACCCCCATCCATTCCATATGTAAGTATTTAAATTGTTCCACGTGGCACCTAATCCTTGACTCCACGTAACTTGTTGTTGCTGCATAACACGTGGTAATTTTGCAGGAACCGGATCTGGAGGAAGTATAGGAGTCCTCAATTGCTCATTTGGCTCATCTAGATAGGGCCTTCCTACCAAAAATCCTGTATCTACAAGAGCAGTTCCTCTCCATTCCTTTTGCTTTACTAAGTCCCTTCTTCTAAAAACAAATCCTGTCTTATCACAAATCCCTAAACCTTCTGGATTTGAGGGGTCGATATTTACATGCTTTCCATGTGGCCTACCCGTCATGATTGAGCCCATCCTTGCATGTAGTCTCCGTAAAATCTTAAAGGAACTCTTTCTCTGTCTTCTTCAGAAGCTATTGTGAATTGTTCATCTGAATACATTTTTAATCTGTCTATAAGATTAACTTTCTCATTCTTTACCGCTAATCTATGTGCTACATCGGAACATAATGGTTCAATAAATCGACTAGGAATCTGTATGTTATTAGTCAATTGACCTGCATCTTGAATTTGAACTGTAGAAGTAAAAAACAAATTATTGTAAATATTGTTTGGTGTTGGCCATAATGTCACCGTGGGATTAATCGTTCTTGCCACATAAAATGAATTAGGCCTACCAGTTTGATTCTTCATTGGAATAGCTTCATATTCTGCTCTAGAACTTCTAGTAATAACCGTGTCATAAATCATGGTATTAAAATAAAGCTCTTGAATATTTAAGGTTCCCCCTCCTGTCTCTCTTACCCTAAAATAAGAACCTAAGGTGGGCGCAGGAATAACAAACCAAATGTTAATGCCAGCAGGAAATGATTGAGCTGGTAAAGAGCTGGCAGTAAACCAGGTAGTCCCATCATTAGAATATTCCAATGCCAATTTATAAGTGGCTAATACATTAGATTGAACCCCTACTAACGCAATGGCATATTGATTTGAATTCCAACTATAACTAATGTACCCATCTGAAGAGGTTTGCGTGCAGGCTGTATTGGGATTACCATCAAAAGCATTAGCAGCATTCCCGCCTGCACTAGAAAATGCGGTACCCCCTAAATTTCTAGTAGATGTTCTTAGTTGTGCCTCTAATATATCAATGGTGGCATTAGGAAGATTGTAAGTAGCTTGACCAGCATTTAATGAAAGCATGTTCTGTTGAACGATCCACAATTTAAGGCCCTTGCTGTTGTTTGTCCATGTGGTAAGGGTGAAATTTATAGACCTAATTGCAGATTGAACTTGCTGAGGAGTTAATACGTCAGGAATAATGCCAATTCTTTCATAAGCATCATAAACTATCGTCTCCACAATGGGAGAGCTAAAATTATAAGTCCCTGATGTTGACAACTAATAATCCTCATTTGTGATGAAAGCTTTTCAATGTTTCAGCCAAAACTGCTCTTTTTCTAAGAGTCTTATTCTTAGAATGAGTCGCCTTTTCAATTTTTGATTCAGGAATTTTCTTCCCTTTTGGAACATGTAAAGACTTGTGTAATGCACCCTTTTTCATGTGCATATTTTGTATAAAATTCTTCTTAGCTCTACTCATGTCTTAACCTCTAACTCCTTGTTGAATATAAGTTGCAGTTAATGCGCCATTTCCAGAGCTGCTATTTATAATTATGTTTGAATACCTAATAGGTTGAATCAAATTACCAAGCTGCTTCGTTGTTGCATTAGTCATCGCAGTTATAGGGTTAAATATGACGGGATTGGCAATTGTATTAACATCGTCTAATGTGACTTGTAATGAGTAATTGATTGTTGTAGTAACGGCAACTTGTATACCTACATTTGCATTATCTATATAGTAATCGTAAGAATACCAATTAGTAACGCCAGTTGAACCTGTCCCGGCACTCACTGCAGCTGCTGCTGCATCTGCTGTAATGCTCGTCACGCTTTGAAATAACTGAGTGGTTGAAACAGTAGAGTTGTTAGGCCCTGCTATTATTTGAGATACTAGATTTCCATTTAAATAACCAGCTATATTAAAATTAACACCTGATAAATTATTTGTAGAAGTTAAAGTAACAGTCCTAGATATATTAGGAAAAACAGCAACAGGTGAATTTATTATAGAACCAGGCACAAGATTAGACAAAGAGCCGTTAATTAATAAATCACCAGCTCCAGCCAATGTTTGTAACGCACTTACAGAAGTAGTACTTGCTGCTGGCCAATTAAATACAATAGGCTTGCTCATCTATTCCTCAGTTTTATCATTTTCTTTAACTTCTTCTCTAAACAATTTTGCTGATTGAGAAAATGCTTGTATAGCACCCAACTCTTCATTCATAGATTTTTCAACAAACTTAATCTCTGCTCTTAAACTCCTAATAGAATCTCTAAGCTTAGAAATATAAAGCTTTCTATCTTCTACATTTTTTGTCAACTCAGATACCTTTTCATCTATCAATTTCAACTTTCCTTCCATTTCCATTTCCTCCTGTTTAAGATATTGCGTAAACTTGATATGTAACTGTTACAACTAATGAACCACCACCAGCGTTAAATAATGCTGTATCATTTGTAAGACAAAGAGCCTTATTTGTTATTGCAGAAGTAACCCCTGCAGAACCACTTACAGCGCCTATGCCCGCCATTGAATTCGCACCTAATGTCGTCATAAATGTATTAGCAAGCGTTCCACTCGCCTTTACAGAGCCATGACCAGTTGTTCCGTAATGAAGATATAATCCGCCACCTGCTCCGAAATCAGCAGTATGAAATATATAATTGAAAAGAACAGAATTAACTATAATTGCATTTCCTACTCCTGGCGCTGGCACAAGAATTATCCCAGTAGTAAACATCGATAATACTTGAGCATTACTGATTACAAATGAATTTGTTTGTAAACCAGATGTTCCAGGAGAATACCAAGCTCCAGTTTGTCTTATTTGAAGGGCTTCTAAATCGCTATCAAACAACAACATTCCGTCAACAACAGTTGTTAGTGCATTCTTCTGAGCAGTTGTCATCCTTGGGAGTAACAAAGTTCCAGTGACAGACTGAATCTCAAGAGCAGCATTAACAGGAACCCCGTTAACCTTAGTTAATGATGAAACAGAATCAACAGGACCATTTGTATAGGTTCCCGCATCATATATTAATATAGAGCTATTTGTTGCTGATGGAGATATTAAATTTATTGACATATATTAACCTTATGAATTTAAATTAACTATTGAATACCATATGTCTATAACTAAGGTATCCCCTGCATCTCCACCTGTTAGATCGCTTCCATCTATTGCAACAGATATAGGTTTGTTTCCGTCAGCAACATCCGTTGTTTCTATCATTATTCCAGAGGTAGATGTCATACTGCTTGTTGTAGAAGATAAAAATAAATTTGGAGAAACGTCAACACTAGCTTGAGTAGAGCCAGTTACTAAATTGGTACCATATTGAAGCCTCAATAATGTGGAAGCGCTTCCAGTATTTGTATAAAGCGTTGTCCCACCTTTCTTTAACTTGAAATTCGTCCTATGTACAATTATTATCTTTCCTGCGCCAGGAGCTGAAAGCAAAACAGGTGGTGCACTAGATAATCCCTGTATCTCAAGATGAGTTAAAGCAGGAATTTGTGCGTATATAATAGGTCCAATACTATCAGCTGATAAATGTCCAAAAACGTCACAAGTAACCGGAGTTTGGCCAGTTGTTGGAAGAGTATCTGGTAATGTGTAAGTTATATTTGAAGTAGGGTTTAATGAGCTTAATGCAGTATAAAATGTATCTGAGCTATTCCAAAATACAATTGTACCATTAACATTATCTGGTCTAAGATTTAATACTCCATTACCTTTGAATACTAGATCTAATCCAACATTAGTATCGCTACCACTTGTTGAAAGAATCGGATCGTTACCGGTAGATCCTCCTGTTACTTCTATAAAGTTAACAGCAGATGGAGTATTAGTTATGTTAAACTGTCTAGTTCCGCCTGTTGAAAAATCTATCGTATTAGCGGCACTGCTATACATTCCAGTATTTGTTCTTCCTACAAATGTATAGGTGGGTGCCGCTGCGCTTCCTACACCAGCAGTAAATGTTCCGCCAGAATTGTTAGATAAGGTAACCCAAGAACTTCCTTCTCTTCCCTGTATTACACCTAGGGTATTGTCAAACAATAACATTCCGTCAACAACAGTTGTTAATGCATTCTTCTGAGTAGTAGTCATCCTAGGAAGTAATAAAGTACCACTAACAGACTGAATCTCAAGAGCAGCATTAACTGGCACACCATTAACTTTTGTCATTAAAGCGACAGAGTCTATAGGTCCACCAGTAACAGTTCCTGTATCATATATCAATGTAGCGCTAGGAATTGCTGACGGCGATATTAAATTAATACCCATCTATATTCATCCTTTAATTACGGACCGTTACAAGCAAAAACAATACGTGGGTTACTTACGCCGAACGAATATCTTTCAATTGCTTTACAAAGTAAGTTGTCAGTTGAAAAATCAGTGTAAACATCAGTTTCAATAGCTTCTCTTACATAGTGTTTGAACCCATTGTCCGCGTCCGTTAAAATATACCAGGAGTTTGGTAACGTTAAATAATGATTAACTTTAAACCCTTCTGGAATAGAATTTTGATGATGTATAGAGCTAATATCATTTATAGTAGTCCCAGTTCTAAATGCAGAACCTAATAATCTGTCAGCAACAAATTGTCCTTGAGGAGGAACAATCATTTTTTTAGGACTATTCATACAAAGGTTACCAGCCAAATCTCTGAACTGCTGGATTTGTATGATTGCACTTTCTAATGAACCTTCATTTAAGTCCGCTTGAACAGCAAATGTATTAGCAAAAACTCCAGTATCAATTGGATGGTTAATACTCAATAATGGCTGACCGTCACCAATAGGAAAGTTTGCATCAAAACCGTTATTTAAAATATTTGCCCCAAGAATATTCTTTGTCTGACGCATTGCATTTTTCAACGATTTTGCCATCATTGGGAATCTTGATTTGTACAGATTATCCATCTGAGCTTGACGAGTTATTGAGAACGAAAGTCCTACATATTGATTTAAATATGACGTAATATTTCGTTGGCCCATTCCGTTATCAACAGCAGTTGGAGAGCCTTCTGGTCTTATTTGACCAATGCTTAGCATTCTCATTTCAACTTCTTGCTCAACAGCTTTATCACTTTGGTAGATTTCGTATATCTCTTTCCATTGATCATTATACTGAGCATAATCTCCAAAAATGCACGCTAGGCCCGGTTTCAGAAGGTTGGCAATTTGGGTGGTATTGATGGACATTTTATATTCTCCTGTTAATTTTATTAAACACCAGCTGTTCCAGTGCCACCCTTATAAATATGATTATTTATAAGAACTAAAGCATTGTTGTACTGAGCAGTTGCAGAACCGGGACCATTTCCAGGACGCGGCGTGAATCTAATCATTTTAAGTGGCAATGCAGCAGTCGTAAGAATTGTATTAACATCTAAATAAGTTGTAGATAAACCATTAAATGTGTTACCAGTACCTATTACTACAGCAGCATTATTTCCCATATTTGCTTGAATCAAATACTTGTTGCCAGCAGTAGAATTTGATGCTTGGATATCGAATAAAATCCATGGATCATCGTATATAAGCGCTTGAGCGGGAGCGTCACCTTTTGTTTCAGTATTTGCAACCCAATTTTTTGAGAATTGATAATTACCATTTGCATCTGTGTATTTTACTCCACCAAATACACCTACCCATGGTCCATTAGCAGCACCTATAACAATTGAACCAGTATTATCAAAAGTTACCGGATCACCACTGAAAATTGCTGTATCATAACCAGAAGCTAATAAATAAGGATTTGGTTGACCATTATATGTAACGCCATTAAGATATTGGCTTGGAACTAGCCCTTGGGGCGAATTAACATTATTACCGTATGACATAATATCTCCGAAAACTGTAGTTAAGGATTTTATCCCTGACAGCTTATAAGCTTTCGCTTAATTTCGTGATGTCACACGGTGGAGGTATGAAACCTCGGCCTTAATTTTATGAGATTTGGCCCACTCAACATCTAAATATTACATCATAGTAATAAATATTGCAAACTTATTGTTAAAAACAATAAAGTTGTATATTCACAAAAACTTATTACCAAGAAAACTGAACATTGTTACCAAGATTATTCCTATTTGATGGCCTATCTTCTTCTTTAGTATACGATACTCTTATATCTGGTTTATTAAAGTGTGTATATCTATCAGAGTATGGTGTATCTAATCCTTGCAATGAGCCAAGTTGTTCTGCCGTCTTTCTGCTTCTCTCAGCTTGTTCTGCAAGGTGTAGATGCTTAGATTTTTCACATAAGATTAGACCTGTTCTTTCAATATAATTTTTTGAAATTTTATTTTCTCCGAATAATGTTTTAGATGAAAGTTCTGGATGTCTATCTAAAGGAACAGCGCTCCATCCTGTGTTAGCTGCAAATGTAGTCCTGTTATGATCTGGAATGTCTCTTATACTTGCTCTAAGCCAAAAGTAAACTTTATCACTAGGAATGATTTGAGGAGGTATATAATATGGATTATTCCAGTCCATATCAAACACTCTTTTCTGCTCTAAACTTCTTTCTTCCAAACTTCTGGATTCTTCTATTCTGCTTCTAGAAATTCTACTCATTATCTTCTCCCCGTATATAGTTTACCTGCTTTCCTCAATTTTTCCCTTTCAATAACATATTTTTCTGGTGTTATTCCTGACATAGAAGCTAATTCTAACTCATCTTTAGATACAGTAAATTTTTCACTTCTTCTACCGCTTTCAGCATTTTGTGATCTAACAGGTGAAACGCTTTGTCTTGCTTGTTTCATAGGAATATGTCTCCCTTGATTAGGATTGTAATCATCTTCGTCTCTTTCATATGTTTGTTCTCTTTGTTGTCTCAATGAATTAACATAGTTGTCTATTTCTTGAAAATATTCTCTAGAATAAATTTGATTTCCAAATCCATTTCTATATAAATAAGCATCAAGTCTATCTATTGCTGCATCAACATGATTAGTTAACTCTTCATCATAATCTTCACTATTAGAATTCATCCATGTATTTCTTCTTGCCCAATTTTGAGCTTCGGATGGAATTCCAGTTCTGTTTTTTTGTTCATTCATTAAAGATTCTTGATGCTGATTATTTTCATATTCTTTTTGAATCTTCCAGTCTTTGGCCTGTTTATACTCAGATGCAGCCATGCTTAATTCAATTTGAGCATTAGTTTGCTCTTGAATATCTCCTGACTCAATGGCTTGAGCCATTTTCCCTTTTGCGTAATCTAGCCTTTGCTTAAGGTTTTCTTCATAGTTAAAAAGAGCGCTTTGGTTTGATAACTCTGCAATCTTTCTTAATTTTTCATTCTCAGACTTTATGTTTTCTAGCTCCATTAAAGCCTGATACTTTTCTCTTTGTAACTCATTTATTCTTTTGTTTGCTCTTGGTCTCTTCTCTTTTACAGGTTCACTTGGCCTTTCTTCTGCATGCTCATCAAATGGCTGTTCTGCGTCTTCCTTGACATCAGAACCTTCAATTTCCGGTTCATCCGGAATAGTTACCTCTTGTTCTTCTTGTTGAGGAACATCTTTTTCATTTAATTCTATATCTTGACTCATTTTTATCCCCTTAATCTCTTTTAACGTGTTCAGGATCTTCAACAATACCCATTACCCTATCATCGTATATGTATTGCATAGGTATCCCTCTATAATTCACTTGTATTCCTTCATGTCTAGGTATAACTACCCAATCTCCTACTCTGGACCATGGCATTTTTGTTTTTTCAGGCATCCATCTATTAAAGAATATTCTTAAGAATCTTATAGCCCAATTCTCTTCAAACCTTTTTCCTTTGTAACATTCAGGTCCTTGAGATAAAACCAATGCTACACAGTTTGTAAATTTATCATTCACTCTGGATGAGTCAGGAAGAACAAAAGTTTTCTTTTCTTTAGTAACAGGATCAATAAATGATTTTAATTCATTAGACCTAACATAAATCTTTACAGCCATGAATGGACCTGTAACTCTTGGAGCTTCAAATCCTAAATGTTCTTCAATTAATTTCTTTGCCTTTTCTACCTCATAATCTTCAATAAAGCTTAACTTGAATTTGTTACTTGTTTCTTTTACTTCAACAGCATTCATTGGAATTTCATTAGTAAGTTCAATATTTGAATTTTTTTCTTCTTTACTTTTAGATTCTATAGAATTATGTTCAATATTACTTGCTTCAGAAACTTCTATAGTCTTATTTTCAATATTTTCAGAATTTAATTTTTTTAATTGCGATTCTTTTTCAATAATGAATTCCTTTTCATTCCTAACCTTCCTTTTATCTTCAAACTTTATTTGTTTCTTACTCATATCCTTTCTCCTTGTCTTCCATTTCACCAAAATTTTTAGTTTCAAACATACTTTTGTAGATTTCTCTTAAAATCATCTCTGATTCCAATATCCCTCTATAAATTCCAGCATTTAGCTTATAATCCTCAAATGTTTGAAAAGAGCCAGACAAAAGTTTATTTGAGAACAAACTTTTCTTCTCTTCAATACATCTGATGACTCCTTGGAAAAAGCTGGTAATCATTATTTATATGAATCCCTTTTATTACTTTTTCTGCAAATAGGGGCTCCCTTTTTTGTCATTTCATTGTGTCTAATTTTTCCTGAGCCTCCAATTGCCAGTTTAACTTCCCCACCTTTTGCAAAAGCTTTACGAGTAGGTTTTTCTCCTTTCATATCGGACTCATAATTTATATGAGGACGCTTGCTAGAAGCCTTTTCTCCAATCATTTCTCTTTCATAAACAGAACCACCTGAAGCCTTCTTAACGCTTCCACCTTTCTTGAAGGCTTTCGTCTTTTCTTTCCCTTCAGATTTAAACATCTTTTCAGCTTTACTTCTCATTGCATCTTTACCTTGATATCCTGCTTTCATTGTTTCACCTCATGATGTGTGTTGATTGGTTGTTTCACTTGCTTAAGTTCGGCTATTTCTCTATTAGCCTCATTCTTTTCAGAATTTATGTCTCTTTGAGATTCTATTTTTAGTTTTTCTCCCTCAAACTTTAATTGAGCTTTAAATGTTTCAGCTTCAACTTTTAATTTAATCGCTTCATAATTTAATTGGGCTGCTTCTCTTCTTTGTTCAATTTCAGCCATCATTACGGCATTTGGATCTATAGGTTTAGGCTGCTCTTCTTGAGCTTTTTTCATCATTTCTTGTCTTTCTTGTTCTTCTTTCGCATCCATAGAAGAAATCATGTTTTGAACTTCAGGAACCTTAATCAATTCATTAGGAGGAAGTTTGTACCATTCTCCTATTTGATTCATTCTGTTCTGAATTTGCATAATCATGTTAGGATCTGGATTCATTTGAATCTGTTGTTGAGCTTGTTGAACTTCTTGAGACATATTTTCTAAAGCAATATAAGATTTATGAACTTGAGAATGTTCCATAATAGAAACGTACGCAACTGGATTTAAGCTTTGAACTTCCATTCCAAATTTAAGATGCAAAGGAAGATGTGATTTATGATCTTGATATGGCGCAACCACTATTCCCTTATTTGCCATAACATACATATTTTCACTTATAGCATCTAAAGATGCATCTACATTTTCAGGCTTTAATACTTTATCTATGTCTTCGACATTCATAGCCTTAAGCATGTTTTTATGTATTTCTCTCATATCATATAAATCAGAAGCAGTATTTGCTAAAGACATCAATGACTGAGCCAACATTATTCTATGTGTGCTTGTTAATATGTTAGGATTTGATACAGGAATAATATTTATGCTATCATTAAAATCTTTCCTCATTATGAATGATTCGCCACCCGGAACTTTAAATGGGTACGGCTCGTCTTCTAAATATTCTCCAAATAAATTGTATAAAAGCTTTAATTCATTTCCTAAAGAAACATGACAAGATCTTAAAATAGTAGATTGTACTTTTGAACTCTTTTCAATTGAAGCTAAAGCTGTTCCAACAGGTGTATTTGTTCCTATCTCAGGAATACCCATCTCAGCAGTCGCCGCTAACTCAGAAGCATCTTTCTTTAATTCTTCTCTTAATGATGCTAAAACTTGAGAGGGCTCTCCATAAGGCATCAGCATTACGTTTTCACTTATTGGATATCCGCCCGTGTCAATTTCTAAAAATTCACAAGGACCAATAGCAACATTATTATTTTCAGATTTACTATGCTTTGTTTTTAATCCACCAGGGAAATTCTTTAGAGTTCCTGCATCTATTAATTGTCTTTCTATATCAGTTAATGCTACCGCATTAGAGCCCAATAAATTAGCTAAACCAGTCCCATATATTCCAAATCCAGGCAAAAAGTACCAGTTAACAAAATATTGTTTTCTTGTAAATTTACTATCCTTCTCATTCCAATTTCTTTTTATGCTAGCTATTTTTTTTGTAGATACATTAATTGTTACAACATAAGGTTTAGGTAAATTTTTATCATCTTTAGAACTAATTTTTAAGTCTTCATCAAACAAATCTACATGAACCTCATAGTATTTAAATAAATTTTTATTCTCTGTAGAATTTGTATCAATTCCTTCTATCTGCTTAATAGTTTTTGTTACCTTAGACTTATCTTCAGTTTCTTCACTTACGGCAGGTAAATCATATTTTATAAAATCACCAGACATCTCTCTCAGTACGATATCTTTTCTATCTAGATAAATAACTTGTGTTATTCTATTTGATGTTAGGAGAGAATTAGTGTTTGGGTTTACAATCAGGTCTTGAGGTTTTATAGTTCTTGCGACTGGCATTTCTAGAATGGGGTCTTGATATATTTTTCTAAAAGCGCTTCCAAAAAGAATCATGTATAGTAATAATGTTTCTGAATCTGGATAATAATCTTTATCTCTATCTGTTAGGTAATAATTTAAGAAAATTTTGACTCTTTCTGCTTCATCTTCTGTTTTCTTTGTTGGGATCCCTAATATTTCTGATTCAGCGGGTCCTTCTGGAGGAAATAACTCTGCTCTTAAGGTTGCATAATTACTTATTAAAGCTTTTGCTAATGTGCTATCGTAAGCTGCGCATGCTCTCATGAATGGAACATTTCTGGATTCTTCTATCTTGAACCCAAGGTATTTCATTATTATGTTTACGTTAGATTCCCATTCTTTCCTTGCATCCAAATCTTCATTTATTTCGTCTATTAATCTAATGCAAAGGTTTTCAAGGACTGCACTTTCCATGTCTTCAGCAAGGTTTCTGTAAAAGTCTTCTTCTGCTTTTTCTTCCTCTTCTTCCCTACCTTTATCTAATAAGAATGTTATTGAACCGTCAGAATCTTTTCCAAGACTAACCAAATCATCTTCTTTTAATTCAGGATTGGGGTAATCCAGAGGAATATCCTCTAGTTGCTCAAATAATTCAGACCTCATTCCTTGACTCAAAATAATTACTCATCTAAATAAATGTATATACATCCAAACATTAGATATGTAGTATGTATAAAATAATAATAATAAACGGATCTTATTTTGTAAAGTTATTTAGATAAATGTATATACATTGAGCGATGTTTTACTTTTTTCTGCTGATTATTAGTTTATTGGTAGTGAATCGGTAATATCTTAAAAAAGGAGAATACTGTGCATTTTTTATAAGGGTTATCTCCTATAGACAGCTTAATAATAAGTAGTGTATATTCACGATATCTATTAAAGATTGAGGAAAGAAAATGAAATACGAAGGTTGCCTTGGTTGGCTTTATAAGCTAAGAGAAGATCACCATAAAAGATTGGATCTCTATGAAGAAGGTTTAATTAAGAGAAATAATGCCAATAGATGCATAGTTTCTTGTATAGCAGGAAGAAATGCAGTTGAAAAAATGTACAAAGAAGCGGAAGAAAGAAAAATTATAGAAGATAAAACAAAAAGAGAATCTTATTTCAATGTTATTATTCCTGGAGGACCTTCCGTTCAGATAATGGCATAAAAATGGATTTATTTATGACATGGATGTCTTAATTAGTTCTTTATAATTCATACAAGATAGAATCATATACAGATTCCCATACAGAATCATATACAGATTCCCATACAGCATCCCATACAGAATTTACTACATAATCACGTACAGAATCACTTACAGAATCATATACAAAATTGCGTACAGAATTACGTACAGAGTTCCATACAGAATCACTTGCAGAATTATATACAGAATATTTTACTGATTCCATTCTTCCTCCAATATAGAATCACATACAGAATCACATACATAATCACATACGTAATCCCATACATAATCATTTACAGAATTAAATACAGAATTACGTACAGAATCACTTACAGAATTAAATACAGAATCCCATACAGAATTGCGTACAGAATCTCTTACTGATTCCATGATTCCTCCAATATAGAATCATATACAGAATAAAGTACAGAATCTAATACAGAATCATATATAGAATTACGTAAAGAATTATATACAGAATCATATATAGAATTACGTAAAGAATTATATACAGAATCATATATAGAAATTGTTAAACTATTTTCTAATGATTCCATGATTCCTCCAATATAGAATCATATATAGGCTCATATACAGAAACACTTACAGAAGTATTTACATAACCCCATACAGACTTCATTATAGACGAAATTATAGGATCATATACAGAATTCTCAATGGAATTCCATGAGGAACTCCGTAAAGAAAAAGATAAATACTGTACTAGATAATCACTTACATTATCTTTATCTTTCACTGATTCCATTATTCCTCTTCCAATATAGAATCATATACAGAATTAATTATAAAATCACATACAGAATCACATACAGAATTGCGTACAGAATCACATACAGAACTCAATACAGAATCATATACAAAATCACTTGCAGAATTATATACAGGTACAGAATATTTTACTGATTCCATTATTCCTCTTCCAATATAGAATCATATACAGAACTCCATACAGAATCACATACAGAATCATATACAGAATAAAGTACAGATTCACATACATAATCATATACAGAATTACGTACAGACTCCCATACAGAATCATATACAGCTTTTATTAAAAATAAGCTTGTATCATATTCCACATCATCAGTCCGCAACTACTCTAATTTCTTCTGGAGAATATTCAATCTGACGAGAAATTTTATACACACCTTTTTCTATCATAATTGCTGCATGCTCTTCATGATATAATTTTACAGGACTATCATTATTTACAACCAAGTATAAATGATTATCTTTTTTAAAATCTTCTTTATACTTGTATAAAGAAACATTATCTTCTTTAATTGCATGTGCATGTCCATTTACTTCTCCATACGCTAATACAACTCTTCTCTCCATTCTTCCATTCGAAAAAGTATTATCTCTTTCAACTTCTTCTAACAATGAAAAATCTAAAACTTCTTCGATCTTTTCTATTAAAACATCACCTTGTCTATACATAGCTATCTCCTAAACAAAAATAAACATACCAAAATTAAATATTATGTCTGAATACTCATTTTTTCAAACTGTTCTTTTGTCTTACCAAAAGTCCATGCTTGAGCCTGAATAGCATCACACATTTCACCTTTTAGAACGCCAGTTTTATCTACTTCTTCTGTATGCGGAACTCTTAAAAAATAAACTTTTGATGTCCCATCTGGTTCTGGAGTACTGTTAATAACCTTTACCATCATTATCGGCTCATCCCCTTCTAACTCTTCTTTATATAATTCAACAGAATTACCTAATTTATCTAGGTCCTTATGAATTAATTTAGCCCCACAATCTTCAATATATTTTTTTATATCATATTTATCTAACATGACTCTTCTTATTTCAACATTTTTCTGATTTTTAATTTTATCAACAGTTATCAACTCTGGCTGCTCTATAACATACTTAGGCACTCTAACACCATTGATAGCATAAATGCTAAATCCATCCCTATAAGAGATAGCAGCACCTGCTGGATTATGAATCCTATTTCTATCGTCAAGACAAATAGAATTTGGCTTTTCTGAAACTATACATATTTCCTTAGAAGGAAAAAACCAACCAACTTCTTTTGCCGCTTCCATTAACCCATCTAGCTGTTTTAATTGAAACTTTTCAGGAAATTCATTCCTAAAGAAATCAAAATATGATAACCATCCGGCTTCATGACATCCATAAACAGACTTCAACATATAATCTCTAATGTTCCGCTTCAAAGAATCCGAAAAAGAATTTACAGAATTTGGAACATTATTACTATTTATTGAATTCAGCATCTCTATTAAAATGAACATAGCCATCGGAGATTTAACGAAATATATTTTCTTTGGCTCTTCTATACCTCCTCTATTATAAACAAGATTTATAGCCTTTACCGCCCTTTCTTCATTAATTTCTGAAGTACTTAAACCTATATCTATCCATTTTTTAACATAAAATGGAAATTTATCAGTCTGCTCTTTAGTTAAACTTTCAATCATTTTTTACACGCTCCATAACAATTTAAAACATTCATTTAGAACATTCTTTTACATTTACAATTCCTAACTTAACCATATCTTTAAATCTTTTTGTATTTATTTCAGACTTATATTTTTCATGAAAACGTTTAGACATATCCTCAAAGAACTTAGATATCTGATACCTAATAAAAGATTCTGGAGACTTTCTAAAATAAATAGAAAATCTAAAAGCCAGCTCCTTAGAAACCTTCCTTTTCTTATTAATTATATTTGCTATAGTTGCCTTACTAACGCCCAAATCATTAGCTAGCTCGGTTTGATTTATATCCAATTTCTCCATCACTTCATTTAACATCTCTGATGGTGCAATATCAGTTTTCATTTCGTCTTCTCCTTCATAATAATTGCAACTTTTTATTTGATACATAAAGTATATATAAAAAAAACAATTTGTAAACACTTTTGTTAATTATCTATTTAATCAATTAAAAAATAGTTTTCAAAAGTGTTGACTTTTCTAAAAGTTAACTATACTGTACGTATCATTTAACTTTTTTGGAGATATTTATGAAAAAGATAGGCGTTATAGGTCTTATACTTTCATTGTTTTTTTTAAGTTTATCAATATGGGCTGATTGTAAGCCTTTAAATTGTTACAATTATTATGTTGGTTTTGAATCTCAACTTAGAAATATTAATATAAGAAATCATACTCTACGTGGAAATTTTGAGCGAGAAGCTCTTCAAGGGAACATTCTAGGTGGTATTAAATTTGGTGAAGATATAGGGTTAGAATTTGGAACTTCTGTTTCAAAGAGCAAGCTTCTTTTGAATAGAGTTAAAGCAAGGTCTAATCATGTTTCTTTTGTTGGAGAGAAAGGTATTTATAATAACTTAAAATTAATAGGTGGTATAGGTCTGTCTTTTCTTAAGATAACAGCCAAACAAGGCTATTTAACTTCTAAATCTAAAAATAGTGGGCCTAGATTAATAGCAGGTCTTCATTCTGACATTAAAGATTTTATAAGTTTAAGAACTTCTGTTGTATGGGAGAAGAGTGAAAACATTAAGAGTCAAAATATAAATTATGGTAATAGTCTTATATATGGTATTGGATTATTGTTTAAATTTTAATAAGAGGGCTTTATAATGTGGGACTCCAAACCAATAGATGCTATTTTTGATCGTGCTGGTGTAGATTCTATGAGATCTTTTATTAAGACGCAAACAGGATGGAAACCTTTTTCGGAACTGATAGACTCTATCCCAAATTTAGCTAATAGGGTTGAAAAGTTAGAAAAAACTCTTGAATTATACAAGAAATGGATAGGAAGCCCGGATGAGTGTTGAAGACGTAGAAGAAGATATAGAAGATGAGGAATTAGAGCAAGATGAAGAGCCAGAATATGTACCAACACCTTCTGAGATATTCTTTTCTTTAATATCTCCAGGGATGAGAGATATGGGTTATAGTCTTATTATAGACTTTTCTACAGATTCAATAATTTTTGAATGTGTCAATTGTAATTTAAAAAATTATCTTCATAAACAAGATTATCTTTCTAATTATAAAGAGAATTTTTTAAAATTGTATAAAGATGAATTATCACCGCATAAATATGAATGTAAAGGTTTAAAACATGATTGAACAAACATATAAAGTTACTTGTGATTTTTGTAAAAAAGATCTCACTTATAAAGAATGTTATGTTCATGAATTTATGGTATCTATAAGATATATAGAGAAAAAGTGGGAACCTGATAAAGTTCTTGTGTCATTCTCAAATTACCATCCATCTAAGGATTTTGAAAAAGACTTCTGTGACTTAAAATGCCTAAAAAATTTTTTATTAGGAGAAAAGTAATATTAAAATACTAGTTTCATTTCTATTGTTATTTTTCATTCATAGAATATGTTTTTTCTTTTTTTAAATTAATATAAAATTCTAGCCAATCATCATAATATTCCATATGAATATAAAAAGGCCTAAATGTTTTACCAACTCTTCTTATTATATGAGACCCTGTTTTAAACATAAAATCTATGTTTTTAATTTCTATAACCTTAATCATTTCTCCAAATTCGCATATTTCTCCAGTCGGTTCTAATCCATATTCTGGCTCCCAATCTATTTTTATAGAACCGTTAGATATTAATGTTTTTATTTCTTTTCTTGAAAAATAAGGTTCTCCAATTTTTTTCTTATGATATTTGTGATCAAATTTTACAAATAAATTCTTTGGATCAAAATAAGCTTTCTGAATCACATCAATTACATTAACCCCATTAGGGTGGTCTTCTCTATTATAGAGGATGGTCTCTTCCCATGTATCATCGCTGCCAAGAGAGAATCCGATATATGGAATATCTTCTTTTTTCAGATTATCATAAATTTCTTTTTCATCATTTTTAAAATCTTCATTAGCTCTTGAAAGCGATGCCATGTCATATTCATACCTTTCTAAATTAAATTTAATATTTTTTAGTCTTTTTTCTTTATCAACTTTTTCTGTATCAACTTTTTCTGTATCAAATTTTTCTGTATCACCTTGAATCATTAACAATTCTCCTAAGAAATAACACAACATCCACGCGAAGAATTCTCTTTCTTCTCTTCTCCTATCAACCCGGCATTTTCAAAGGCGCACATTATGTCTCTAACCCTTTTTATTTCTTCATTTTTCTTTTTAACTATTTCATGCATAGCTTTACTAGCTTCCATCCAAGGCATTCTGTGATGTTCTTTAACTTCTATAGTCTTTACTTCTGATGTAATTTTCATGATTAAAATACCTTAATCTATCACTTCCACAATTCCTCTTCATCAATATCTGGATTAAAAGTTTTAATTCTAACTTTTTCCATATATTCTTCCTTATGATTTTCTCTCCAATACTTTAATTCGCGCAATTTTTTTCTGAAAAGCTAACTCCTCCCAAAAATCCACATCCAAAAAGGTATATACAAACAGCAGCAAAGATTAAAAAAGTTTTATCCATATTCATTCTTACTCCAAATCTATCATTTTATTTGCTTTAGGTTTAATGCATCCCATAATATATTTATCTACTGCTTCAGATTTATTAAGAAGTAAAGGAAAAATACAAGATGCATGTTTAAACTTTTCAGGATTATTCTTTATATATAATCCAATTTCTTTTCTCTCTTCTGGTGTTGGTAGTCTTTTAAAATACATATTATTTTCAAAAATATTAAGTGCGAAATGAATAGATTCATTTATATAATATTCTTTAAAATTATATATAAATTCATGTCTCAATTCACTATAAATCTTATGATATTGAATATTTAAATCATAACTTATTTTATTAAATTCTTCTAAATATTCTTCTGGAACACCCATCGTTATCTCTTTTGAGACCTCTCCATATTTCATGTTCTCCCAAACTGATAAAGGAGAACACATTGTAACGAGTTTATGAATCTTAAGATACTCATCTCCTTTAATTTTTACTCTAAGGCCATTTTTAAATCTTACAACAAATCCTTCTTTATCCTTAGGAAGAGTCTTTTGAAGAGCTATCATTTCATCTATAGTATGATTAAATTTATCTACTATAGGAATATTATATTCATTACATATAGTCTCTAAAAGAGACCTATCTGCTTCATAATCCACCCCTAAATGGTTATGTTGTCTGTAAAAAAACGCTGCAAGCATAACTAACTTTCTTTCACCATTATAATCACAAACTATTTTGTTAGAAGGATATATTATCTCGAATAAAAAAGTTATATTTGAAATGTCATGATATTTTCTTTCAAAATTGCAAAAATCTGGATAAAGCTCATGAAGCATTTTTGTGGCTTCTATAGCTTGTTCGCTTTCAAAACTACCTACAGTTGCTATCTTAAGTTTTCCATCATGGAAATATGTTATTCCTAAGCTTCCATCTAACTTATCATATACCTCATATTCTTTATGCTTTATAATTTCACTATATCTACTTTCAGGCATTTCTTCTAAATTGAAGAATTTAGGAAAAGGATGCGCTACCATACTATAATTATCTGAACTGTTTAGTATTAAACCTCTCGCTATCCTTGTTGAATTATTCCAAGCTTTATCATGCACACATTTATCGGTATACCTATATAGCACAAGATTATCCAATACTTTTGTCCTAACATAGCCATTTTTTATAGCCTTATTCATTTCATTCATGTCACGCATAATATCTACCTTTGCTCTACCCCTTAATACAAATAACTTGTTTCAATGTGTGCACTATCTCAACTAAAGAATCTTGAGCAGCCATGACCTTATCAATATCTTTATAAGCAGCTGGACTTTCATCTAGAACATCTTCATCTTTTCTGCATTCTATACCATTAGTGGCTATTTTATGCTCTTCAAGACTTATTTTCTTCCTGGCTTCTCCTCTGGACATAATTCTGCCTGCTCCATGAGAACAAGAACAGAAAGAGTCACGATTCCCTTTACCTTTCACTATATAAGAACGAGAGCCCATACTACCGGGAATAATACCAAGCTGACCTTCTCTTGCCGAGACAGCTCCTTTTCTAGTTATCCAAAGATTATGTCCAAAATGATTCTCAATCTCAGTATAATTATGATGACAATCTATTGAGGTATTCGATTGAAAATATTTATTAAGACTCATATCTGAGTTGTCTGTAATCTCATGTTTAGAGATTCCAGTATGATAAGATATATCTTTCAATACTAAATCCATCATAGTTTTTCTATTAATCTTTGCGTAATCTTGGCACCATAAAAGAGCTTGTATGTATCCAATAAAATCTTCATTGCTATGAACAAGATAAGATAAATCAGGATCAGGAAGATTAATAAAATAATCTTTACAGACTCCTTTTGCCTTATTTATATACATTTCAGCAAGAGTTTTTCCAATGTTTCTGCTTCCACTGTGCAATAAAACCCAAGCATCATTGTTTTCATCATGACATATCTCTATAAAATGATTCCCACCACCTAATGTTCCTATTTGACACATAGCTTTATTAAATAAGTTTTTTTCTATATTTAATAATTCAAGAAACACAAGAGTATCAACAATTGGCTCTTTATGCTGATTAAATCCAACAGGGACAGACCTCTCTATAGATGACCTTAACTTTGATAAATTCTCAATTCTATCTATCTTTATGCTAAGTTTCTGAGCCCTCATCCCACAACCAATATCTACCCCTACAGCAGCAGGCATTATAGCTCCTTTAGTAGGAATAACAGACCCAACCATTGAGCCTTTACCATAATGAACATCAGGCATAAGAGCTATATGTGGAAAAATAAATGGCATACCAGCAACATTAAGTGCCTGTTGGTAAGAGTTATCATCTATACCAATATCCTTCACCCATGCCTTTATAGGAACTTTAGATAAGTCATCTTTTATAAAAGCATACCCATCTTTAAAAGAATTTAAATTAATCATTTAAAACGTCCTCTTTATCACGCTTAGGAAATTGTAAAACTTTTGACATAGGTCTTTTATTGCGAGATGCAAATTCATTTATATCAACGAATATATTTTCAGAATTTTCTTTAATTAAAGAATTAATCCTTTCTAAATGAAAATTTAATCTCTCAAGAACTATGTCTAATTTAGACTTTTCTTCATTCATATAAATGTTACTCCTCCTCATCATCTAAATAATATTCTACCTTTTGTTTTTCATTGTCTTTTACCCTTTCTCTCCATTTATAATATTCTTCTTTAGAAAAAGTAATAATTCCATCTAATAACCTCTTTATAACATCAACATGATTCATATCAAATTTCTTATCGCACACATCACAACTTCCATATTTCCACTTTATGTTCAAATATTCATAATCATCCTCCTCCTCATCTTCCTCATCATCATATTCAACATTAACACCATGAAGATCATTCATTAATGTGCTAAAATTATTACGTGGTACTTTAATGTCAATATCAACATAACCATCGTAACGACATTCACAATCTGAATCATCTCTTATAACTTCACATCTAGAAAATATTGGAAGTATATGATTTGCCCATGTAGCTTTATAGGCTTCTGATTCTTTTACTAATTTAAACTCTTTCTTTTCATTCATCTGAACGTTGCTCCATAAATACGATTGCATTCTCTTCCGTAATAATATTCAATTAAATCTTCTGAAAACTTATAGTCTGGCTCCTTTGGAAGGACGCTCTTATTTGATTTTTCTTCAACTTTTAATAATAGATCTTCAATTTCTGAAACAACCTCTTTATATGGAATCTTTCCAAGCTTAATATCCAAAATATGTTCACGATTAATCAATGGAAATGTAATATTTCCTGTAGAAAAAAGCTCTATAGCTTGATTTGAAATTCTTACTGCATGAGAAAGAGCCTTCCAGTCAACACCTTCATTTTTTTCCGACATTAATGCTCTTTCATCATACTTTTTAATAAAATTCTGAAGACATTCTCTAACATACTTTATCTTAACCGTACTTGGAAATGACTTTCCACATATATTTAAGAAAGTAAAATAATTACCATTATCCTGCCTTTTACAATCCATATAGACATATTCACTAGCATTAAGAAAGAAAATATTCGTCAATTCTTTAAAATCTTTACATTTATTAACAATATCTTTTACTAAATCATTATCATTATATTGTTTCAAAGCATCTAGCGCATTTCTGATCTCAGACAGCCTTCTTCCTTTAATACCATACTTAATAGATTGTTGGCTACAATACCCAACAAATGGTAAAGTTTTATTACTAATAAATCTTGATTTATTTTCTCTAATGTCCACCCAAAAGTTAACATAAAAATTCTCTACAAAACATTTTGGCGCAAATAACATATCTAACGCTACAGTCTGACCTTCTAGCAATAATTTTAAGTAGTAATGCAAAGAATATGACTCCTCATCATATTCCCCAGGAATATTTTTCTCCCCATCTTTTTTATTTTTTTTGCTTTTAACGAACTTAGGAACTCTCTGAATTATAATATCCTTCCTGTAAGGAATAAAAATAGACCTATAATCTAAATCTGAATTTTCTGTTTCAGTTCCATACAAATGAGAACCAACTTTAATCTTAACAATATTTCTCATATAAAATTTTCTTCCTCCAATATAGAATTTATTATAGAATCACCTAAAAAATCACCTACAAAATCATATACAGAATTATGTACAGACGCACCTATAAAATCCCATACAGAATCACTTACAGAATTACTTGTAGAATGAGATAAAGAATTTTTTACAGAAATTATTATATTAAGCCTTAAATCATTTTTTAATGATTCCATTATTCCTCCAATATAGAATCCCATACAGAATAAAGTACAGATTTACATACATGATCACGTACAGGATCATATACAGAATCATATACAGAATCATATACAGAATCATATACAGAATTGCGTACAGAATTACGTACAGAATTACGTACAGAATTACGTACAGGGTTCCATACAGAATCACTTACAGAATCATATACAGAATATTTTACTGATTCCATTCTTCCTCCAATATAGAATCACATACAGAATCACATACAGAATCAAATACGTAATCACATACGTAATCCCATACATAATCACATACGTAATCCCATACATAATCATTTACAGAAGAACGTACAGAATCCCATACAGAACCAACAGAAGCCCAATATCCTATAGAATCTTTTAATGATTCCATTATTCCTCCAATACGTGTTCTCTTATGGAATCCCATACAGGATATCGTACAATATAATATACAGAGCTCCATACCGAATCTATTACAGAATCACGGACAGAATTATGTACATGATTACGTAATGTAGAATTTTTTACGGAGTCAAGTACAGAATCACATATATGATTCCATATAGAATCTCTTACAGACTCCATTCTTCCTCCAATATAGAATCATATAGAGAATCCACTACAGAACCCGATACAGAATCCACTACAGTATTATGTAAAGAATACCATACAGAATACCATACAGAATGACTTACAGAATGACTTACAGAATAACTTACAGATCCAAATACAGAATCCTGCACAAAATCACGTACAGAATCTATTAAAGAATTCAATACAGAATTATTTACAAATTCAAATACAGAATAACGTAAAGGATCTACTGCATCATAATATACAGAATCTTCTACTGATTCCATACTTCCTCCAATATGGAGTAAAATACAGAATCACCTACAGAATCACCTACAGCTTCACGTACAGATTCCCATATAGAATTCAATACAGAATTCGATACAAAATTCTCTAGATAATTACTTAAAGAATAACGCAGATCATCTTTTATTGATTCCATCCTTCCTCCCATATAGAATCCCATAATATATAATCACATAAAGAATGCACTACAGAATTACGAGAATTACGTAGAGAATTACGTACAGAATACCATACATAATCATTTACAGAAGAACGTACAGAATCCCATACAGAATTACGTATAGAATACCATACATAATCATTTACATCATCTTTTAACGATTCCATGATTCCTCCAATATAGAATCATATACAGAATAAAGTACAGATTTACATACAGGATCACGTACAGAATCACTTACAGAATAAAGTACAGAATCACATACAGAATCATATACAGAATTACGTACAGGGCTCCATACAGAATCACTTACAGAATCATATACAGAATATTTTGCTGATTTTATTAATTCCATATCTACATCCACTTAATATTTCCTCTGCATAGTCTACATAAAATACCATTTATACTTTTCTCCTTTTCTCCTTTTCTCCTTTTCTCCTTTTCTCCTTTTCTCCTTTTACATAAAAAATATGTACCTTATAAATATATACAAAATATAACAGTTGTCAACATTGTAAACAAATATATTTATATAAAAGTTAACTAAATTATATTAAGCTGGTTAACAATATTTAGTTAACTTGTAAATAAATATATGCTATACTTAAATAATCTATTGATATATTTTCAAGGATATTTATGAATGATTATATGAACAAATTAAAGTTATTTCTTTCCGCTTTATTGCTAAGCGCACCCATGTTTGACATCTGCTATACGGACGAGCTTAAAAAAGATGATTATAAGATTAATTACTATGTAGGAATAGAAGGCCAATTAAGAAGAATGGGGTGTCATAAAGATTCTTTACATAGCATGTTTGACAAGAATAGCTATCAGAACTCTATTTTTGTTGGTGGTAAACTTAATGATTACATAAGTTTAGAACTTTCTTCTATCAGAATGAAATCTCTATCAATGGCTCACAGAAACTGCTCTGTAAAAAAAATACCTGTATCTAATTTTGAATCTGATACGTTATCCACTTCGTCTACTTCTTTACCTGCAGATGATGATATGGGTATGTGCACCAACGACATGGAGGACAACTTATACAAAAATGTCCCTATTCTTTATTATGATGAGTTGGATACAAATTTTAAAACTTCTTCAGGAATGCTAAGTAAAAAAACTATACAATCATTCAATGCAAATCTTATCCTAAGTACGCCCATATTCGATACAGATATTGGTAAGTTAGATATATTACATTTAATTGGTTATTCTAGGATGAGAATTTCATATAGAAACGTCATTATAATGGATGGCTGTGATTCTGAATACTTATGCAGCAAATCTGTTAGCTACAGCAAGAGAAGGTCCTTATTCAGGAAAGGAGTTGGAGCTCAGTACATATTGAATTCTCATGGTATTAGATTTCTTATACTACACGAGGATACTAGTGCTTTTAAGAGCCTTAAATATAATAAAAACAGGAAAAGCTTTAGCTTGAAGAATTCTGTTATATTGAGTTTAGGTGTATTTTATATATTTAATTAGCTTACTTTTTATGCAAATAATACAATCTTGTATATACTATATTGGTGATTTATTGATTTTTAAAATGGAGTAATTATGCCTATTCTTTTTAATAGGACCCAAGAAGATTTAAGAAAAATATTTGGATTTGACGATAGCATTACGTTTAAGTGGGTTCATCCTGACAGGGTTCCAGAATCTGGATTTGCATTAAGAATAAAAGACATAAAGAGTAAAAGAATAAAAGATGCCTTTCATAAAATACGAGAAGATGATGATTTTGTCATAGATGATAAATGGTTAATCCTGTATGCATTTACCGACTCAGAAATTAAAGAATTTAATTCAAAACAGAATATTTTTAATAAATTTATTGAAAACCTTTATGATAAAGAAACCTCAAGATTGTTCCAGGAGTCAAGACTATTCAAAAACATTTATTCTAATTTTAGCTATGAAAATTTTGTTAATGAAAATAAGAAAGAAGACGAAACAATTGAAGATTTTCTAAAAAGATATGAACAGGAAACTATTCATCAAAGAACGCCTATAAATCTAGACTCTTATGATAATATGATTCTAGATACTGATCCTATTGGAAAGTTCGCTGACATTTATTTAAATGAAGAAGAGAAAGAATTATGTGAGTCTTTAGAAGTGTCAAAAGGAGCTTTTTTCATTGAAAGGTATAAATTCTTAAAACGTTTTTCTGAAAAATTTAAAGATAAGGTTGAAAGGTCGTGTTTTTATTAATATCATTATTCGTCTAGTCAGCTAAATTTTCCTATAGCAATTTCAAAAGCTTTAATCATAAAGTCTGAAAAATCTTTTCTTTTATAAAAATCTTTTTTACTTTCTAAAATCTTATAAAAGATTAAGCCCATTACTTTTCCTATGTCTTTATCGGATTTATCTTCAAAATACTTTCTACAAATCTCATTCGTTAAATTAAGTATTTCTTCATTTTTCATACTCTTATCCTTAAACAAGAGCCATTTATCTACAGCATAAAAACAAATTCCTCTATATCTAAATTTAATCCCATAAGATCCGCCCCAACTAACCTTTTCTCCAATATTTACTTTTATACCTTTTTCATTATTAACAAAAGGACCAATAGATACCACATGCCCTGAAAAAAATCCCTCATTATGCTCT